TTTATTAAGATTTATATTTTGTCCAATCTCTTGATTGTGGCAAGTTCCTGTTTCCAACAACAGTTGTACTTGTTGTTTTATCATCAGCATAGAGCTTGTCAGACTTCTGTCTATTGCACTGCCAGTGCGCAAGCTGTAGGTTATTGATGTCTGATGGATGACCGTTCCGATTAATTGGAATGATGTGGTCAATGACTGGTGACAAAGGATGTGGATACTTCAATGACTTGTCTACTGGTAGTCCACAAATCCCACAAGTATTTCTTGTCTTAAGAATAATCTTCTTATTCTTTTCAAAGGCGACTCGGTGAGGACCACTCCTGTCTGGTCTTTCTTGGGGGGTATTCATTTAGGGAGGGTCCTTTCTTTTTAGTGGGTATGGGGTGTAATTCTGTGATGTAGGAGGGGGTGTTTTTTAAATCTAGGAGGGGGGTGTTTTTTAATCTCTGGCACCCTCGTATATTTAACATATCTTATATTCTGTTAAATAAAATCAACATCCTTAAACATCACTTGTAGCAAGTGCTTACATCTATTTTATTAAATACTAATTTACATTTTCTCAATGTGTTAAATAAATAGGTATTTAATAGCTAAAATTCATCATCGAATTATCCAATTCATCTTGCTTAATGCCAATGTAGTCAAGTGTGATATCTGGTGATGAATGATTAAACAACTCCATCAAAATCGCTACATTTTGATTTCGTCTGTAATGATGATAGCCAAATGATTTTCTCATCGAGTGTGTTCCAATATTCTTCAGACCAACATGTTCAGCAGCTTGTTTTAAAATTTGATAAGCTGCAACTCTTCCGATATGAGCAATTCTAACTCCATCAGTTCTAACTTTCTTTTTGCTAGGAAAAAGATAATCATAACCATGTAAGTCATTCTCTTTGATGTAGTGATTTAAAGTCTTTCTTAACTCTGGATTAATGGCAAATCGCTTGACCTTCCCTGTCTTCTTCTCGACGACTTCTATTCTATCACCTGTAACTTGTTTGACCTGAAGAGGTATGATATCGCTGATGCGCATTCCAGAGTATAGACCACACATAATCAGAACGTAGTTTCGTTCATTCTTTGACTTCAAATAATCTTTCATTCGCTCAATGTCGTCAAGTTCACGAATAGGTTCTACTTTTCTCACAATATCACCTCCAAACTACAACAAAAGGCAGGTTGTGCCTGCCTTTATAATTATTTCATAATATAATTTTAGCACATTAAATTGTATATTTACTCCGAACTTACTCCAAATTTACTCCAAGAAAACTCCAAAAAAACTCCAAGAAAACTCCAAAAAAACTCCAAGAAAACTCCATTTTTATTCTAAAATTTCAACCTGTTCACCATTGCGATATAATTCAGCAAATGCCATTAAGGCCCTGTCCAAAATATCGTAATAAGAACTTTCTGAAAGTGATAAATCCATTAAGATTGCTTCATCTTTTTTACAATCCCACTGAAGGTATTTTTCAAAAAGAATTCTACGATAGAGGGGATCATGTAGACCACTTACTGCTTGTTCAATTGCATCAAGTTCAAGTTCAGCATCAACTTTTCGTATGGCTAATTTCTCAACCTGGCTAATCCTGACTGAAGATTGAGACCGTGGCATAAATGAGTAGGTTGTTGTTACCTTCTGTCCATCTATGTCATTGGCCACTCTTCTCCATCTAAGGTATCCTCTCAGAATTCTCTTGGCATTTTCTTTTGTTTTTGATTCATTAATATCAGGAAAGAAAGGCATCGTTCACCTCTTTTCTATGCCATGTAATATTTCTAAGCCTATTGAATTTTTAAATAACTTTTCCATCAAAGACTAATGTAATAGTCCCTGTACCATCTCTATGTTTAGAGACCAAAGCACGACAATCTGATCCGAACTCAATTCCTTCAATCGTGATACTACGCTTTGTTTTATTAACATTGACGATAGAGCCATTTGCTGTCTTAATTCTCATGCTTCTGCTCCTCAATCAACCAATCAAGGTTCTTCCTAGCTTTCTTCAGATCTTCAATACCGTTCTTCTTTTGGAAGCGTAGTAGATACTTGATTGCATTTCCCCAGCACCATGCAGCCTTACCAATTAAGTTACCAATTAAGTTACCAATAAAATTATCAATCACTTCAATGCTTTCAAGACCTTTTGAGCCTTGGTAATGGCTTGGTTTATTTACATTATCACTAATGAAATAATCCTCATCTTTTACGAATGAACCATCAATCCAGCGACCTTTACGATCTTTGATTTCCTGGTATGCTAGTTCAAAACATTCATCAAAATTATAACCAAGATTTTTTAGATAACCAATGCATCGTACCAGATTGTGTCTGCACATTTCCTTACTTGCAAGATTCTGAGACAACTGAAATTCACTGATATTAGCATTCATTAAGTTGAAACAATCAAGTACATCTTTTTTACTGATATTCTCAGACTCTTTAAAAATCTGATTCACATCCTCTTTGATTAATAGTGCCAGACCAACAATCACGACTGCACAGTCTCCGATACTGTCTTTGGTTAACTGCTCATTCTTCTTGAGATAACCAGCGCATAGCTCACCAAATTCTTCACTAAGCTTGAGTGACTGCTTGTCTAATCGTCCACCGTTCTCAAGGTCACGATCAATAAACCATTGCTTTACATTTTCTAGTGTGTTCATAATTCGATATTATCTCCTATCTACTGGAATTAAATTAGATAATTTTAAATTCGTGTAATCACCATCTATAGGTTTTACATACTGCCTGTCAAAGAATTGCATTTCCATCAGAAAACGCAAAGGTACATAGTTTGCTATTCCAGTCTTTGGACTAACAACATTCACAATCAATTCTTTTTGCCCATCACGTTTTAACTTTATACCTTTTTGAATTATCTTTATTAGTTGACCTGAACTAGTACGAATTTGTTTTAATCTACCGTAGTCACTGATTTCATACATTTTCTCATGACCAATCAGCGGAAACCATTTCTCGCCACGGTATTTATTAGTCTTTAATGGCGGTTCTTTCTTCTTTTTCTTCTTCATTCAAACTCCTCTAATTGCTTTTTAGTAAAATGTTGTTTTGATAAACAGTTACGGCAATAATCTATACTTGTTTCAAGTGGATAATGCCCGCATTTAGAGCATGACAACATCCTATGTTTATAAATTAGATTTCCATATTCATCCGTAACTGGTGCTTCAATCACTTTTGCCATTATAGCTCCTTTGCTATTGCAGCGATGACATTGACTGTCACGCTATTGCCCGCTTGCTTGTATAATTGACTGTTAGAGTTTACCTCTTGCGCCTTATCAAATGCCCAATCTGGAAAACCTTGTAATCTCCAACACTCACGAGGTGTTAGTTTTCTAATTCTAAAGTCAGGCGCTACCACCCCTTGACTTTCTCCAGTCAGTAGAGTGTTAGCTATTTGCTTTCCAACTCTACCCCTACGTGTTTTAGAATTTGGATGTGACAAGTTCACGCTATCTCCGATTTCAGCTTCTGCAAAGCCTTGCTTGGTTGCTTCTTTAACTCTGATTTTAGGCTCAAGTCCACCACCAACGCAATTAAGACATGGAGAAATACCACTTACGTCATATACTCGCCCTCTATGAGGATTACCGCCAAAACTTTCTGTAGCAATTAAATTACCTACTTGCTTAACTTTATTTTCAACAACTACTCCGTGTCTGTCTTGTGCCGTTAACGTAAACATAGGCTCGCCATCTGTTTTGAAACGTCTGCCATTTTGTCTTTTATTTGCTCGGTCAGGTGTCAGAACGGGTATAGCAACTTGTTTAGGCTCTTTGTAATCTCTAGCACAAAGTGTACCAATCAAACCGTTTGAGTCATAAACAACACTTCCAGTACCTTGACTTGTCCCGTTCGGATTTTTAGTGTTATCAACTATTTTGATTTTTGACTGTTGATTATCAGATTTTGCATTTTCTCCGATGATAGGAAAAACTCTTCTGGTACGTTGTCCTCTAAGATGTCCGACAATGAACACTCGCTCCCGATTTTGAGGGACTGAGAAATTTTTGCTGTTAAGCACTTGCCACTCAGTGTCGTACCCCAATCCATCAAGCGCTCCGAGGATTGTTTTAAAGGTGTTTCCTCTGTCGTGGTTAAGGAGTCCTTTAACGTTTTCAAGAAAAAGATACTTGGGTTTAAGAATATCGGCAAATCGTGCAATTTCAAAGAAGAGAGTTCCTCTAGTGTCTTCAAATCCTCTTCTTGATCCAGCAATGCTAAAAGATTGACACGGGAAGCCCCCGCAAATAACATCAACGTATCCAATATCTCTGATTTCTTCGTCTGTAACTGTTGTAATATCATGTAATTCAATTTCCCCCTTTGTGTTATGGATTGCTTTATAGCTTGCCCTTGCAAACTTGTCAATCTCGCAAAATCCTATACATTCGTGACCAGCGGACTCCATACCTAGACGAAAACCACCGATGCCAGCGAATAGATCAAGAAATTTCAAATCTCCACCTCATCTCCTACTTCAATATTTTTATATTTTTCTTCACTCACCACGAAAACATTCCCGTTTACCGTGATAGTGAAAAGTTTTCCGATTTTTCGTTTTTCTGTAACCTTGCCAGTAATCTGATATTTACTATCAGCGTGATAAACAATCAAGGGCTTCTGTGCTTCATGCTGCATGAATAACAAGCAAGTAGTAAGCAAGGCATAGCCTATTAAGAAACGTTTCATTTCCCCACCTCTTCTGCCATACACTGTAGCCATACAAGACTCTCATATAAATCCCTTGCATGGCTCTTGATATTTCCTAGCTCATAGCTGTCTAGATTATCTGAGTTTGTTATGATATCAATTTTTAAATTTTCGATAGCTAGAATAAAATCTTTTTTCAGTCGGTTCATTCTTCAACCTCCTACTTTTCAAGCTTCTCAATTTCACGCTCAACTAGGTCTCTACGTTTTTGTAATTCTTCGAGTTTTTGGGCATCTAATGCTTTCTTGATAATTTCAAGTCGTTCAATATCCATCCGAAATTTATCCAGAGAGTCAACTTTGCGAGCGTATTCTCTAAAATTATGCGCCCATTCCCACTCTTGCCAACCAAAGCAATTATTTAATTGTTGTATTAAGTCGTTATATTTACTTCTCAAATCAAGATTAACTTGACGTTGATAGAGCAATACGAATACTGACATTACTAAAACTGACACACAAGCTAAGAACATCAACCAATACATTATTTCCACCATTTACTCCACCTCCTCAACTTCCACACCTTCACAATCGAATACCCAGCCGAACCCAGCTTCTTCTAGTTCTTTGCGGGTGTGGCTAACTTCTATATCGTTATAATGTCTTCTCATTCCGAAATACCATTCTCGAGTAACTTTAGTGTATTTAAGAAATTTTGCCCCATCTGGAACCCCTTTTAATTTGATCATATACCGCTTTTCTTCCTCTACCTCGTAGCCGTCAAGCCATGCTCGGGCGAATACATCTCTGTTTGATTTCTTTCTATACCATTCTGTAAATTCATCACTTTCACTCCACCAAACGTACTGAAACGCTTGCTCTAGTTCTGAACTATGTTCTCTTGCATCTTCAATCACATCCGCCACAAACTGCGGAACTTTCACTTTTCCGGGTTCGTCTAACTGACTGATTAACCCCAAAACAACTTTCTTGTCAACGTATGGTCTAATGCTAGTAATACTAGTGAGACTCGGTAAACTTTCAATTTTATCAATCAATTCTTTCTTATTCATTCTTTAACTCCTTGATTTTACTTTCGTATTCCTTCACTCGTTTTTTCCAGTATCCACGTTCTTCTGCCCGTGAATGTGCAAGTGATTTAACACATGGTTCAGTTAATTCTGATATGTGTGCTTCTGCTTTCTCAATCTCTCGCTCATAGCCTTCAATTAGCTGCTTCTTTAAGTCATCATTCATATAAATCACCTAAAATGGAAAATCATCATCTGATATATCCAAAGGATTTGTAGCTCCGAAACTTGGTGGCATCTGATTTTCCATGCTTGAGTGGTTCGCAATATTATCCTTCTTTTCAAGCGTTTGAAAACTTTCAGCTACCACTTCCGTCACATAGACACGTTGACCTTGTTGATTATCGTAACTACGAGTCTGGATGCGGCCAGTGATTCCCACAAGAGCACCCTTTTTAACCCAATTTGCAAAATTTTCAGCTTGCTTACGCCACATAATACAATTAATGAAGTCCGCCTCTCGTTCTCCGTTTGTGCCTTTAAAATTCCGATTGACTGCAAGGTTGAAAGTCGCAACAGCAACATTTGACGGTGTGTATCGTAATTCTGGATCACGAGTTAAGCGCCCAATTAACACTACATTATTGATCATCTTTCTTTTCCTTTCTTGCTGCACGTTCCCCGACTAAGTAGCCGAGAAATAGCCACAGAATAGCCATTCCAAATTCTTTAATAAGTTCAATCATTTTCTTCTCCTCCTGAAAAAGTTGCTAAATAGTAGCAATCCCTTGCGCCATAATCAAATCTAACGCTGTCCTTCTTGATATGTTTTACAAAACGTGGTTTAGTTATTCCAGAATGTTCCCATTGATGGCCCTTCATGTCTTTAATTAGATCATCAACATTGTTGTATTTTCCAATAAATAACCTTCGATGTCCGTTATAGACAAAGTAAAGTTTTAACATTAGTATCTCCTATCCTTCATACTGGATGGATATACAAAACATTTTCCTGTTGCTCCTTCAAAAATTCGACTAGAGAGAGCACCATTCCCAAAATCATCAGAATAAAGCTCTTTAATCTCTTCACTGCTCAAATTCGTATTGATAATCGTATTTGTCCGATTATCCAAGATCTTGAACAATATCTGATGAGTCCATTCGTTTCGCTTTGTATCGGCTTTACGACTTTCTTTCCCAAGATCATCTAAAAATAGGAAGTCTACTTCTGATAGCAACTTAACCATCTTAGCTTCTGAATAACCATTATCAAACTCAAAGCTTTCTCGAATCTTGTCAAATAAAGTCACTACTGATACAAAAAGCACGCTTTTAGGTTCATCATAGGACTTGAATTGTTCGTTGATAAAACGAGCAAATCCATAGGTTAGATGGCTCTTACCAACTCCTGAAGGTCCGGTAATAATTGCGTTTCCTGTTCTTCCTTTGGCATATTCACGTTCCAACCGCTTCACAAAATTCATAGCCTTTTCATCAATATCAACCTGAATCTCATAGTCATGAAGTGACTTGCTAGCAAGCTTACTTGAAACGATACTATCACGAGCAAAGACCTCGTAAGTATCCGATAGCTTACTCTTTACCTCGGATTCTATATTCAACTGCTTTTCAAAGAGACGAATGTTCTCTTTCTCGCATTCAGGACATTGACTGATTTCCTCAACATTGCCCTTGATAGGAATCTTAACAGACCAAAGATGGCATCCATGGATTTCACATACATCATCAAGAACTGTTCTAGTTCTAAATTGTTTAAACTGTTTCATTTAAAATCCTAGCCTTTCATCAACTGCTGATTGAAAAGAGTGAACTTTTCGTGGCATAGGTTGATTCAGATAATTATCCATCTTATTGCCGAAGAGCGTTTGTGGTTGAAGATACTGTTCATACTCTGTACCTTGCCACTTAGCGACCATAATGTCCACAACCTTTTTAAAATCTTCAAGGACATAACCCTCTTTTAGCCTTGCCTTGATAAATTTTTGATGACTAGCAGTGTCAACCTTAAAATTCTTATTAGCTTTTAAATTGAGATAAGAAATAACTTCCTTACAAATCGACAATTTATTATTGTTATTCTCAGTCTTAGTATTCTCAGTCTTGATTGTGTGCACTTTTTGCACTTCATGAAATGCACTTTTTGCACTTCCAGGGTGCACTTTTTGCACTTCCTGAAATGTACTTTCTACACTTCCATTAAGAGCATCAAGATAAATACGGTTTGGTAAGTTCATTCCTTGTCTTACTTCCGTCATTAGACCAGCATCTTTCAACTCCTTTTTGATTTTGATAATCGTATTGTTGCTATTGAAATTTAAGTCAATCATCAACTGTTCATTTGTGTAATACTGGAAGACGTTCCCTTCTTTATCATGCCAGCCATTTTTTAAAGATAGTTCTAACCTATCAAACAGAAGCATATAGAGCATTTTAGCGTTATTGCTCAATGTCTTATATTTCTCATCATAGATAAATGGCTTTGGAAATTTGAAAAACGATAAGAAACCAGTGACTTCGCTTTTTTTAATCATGATTATACCTCCTCCACACTTGAAAATTTTGTGTATTCTTTGTGAAAATACAACTTCACTGTCCCTAGACTACCATGCCGATTCTTTTCCAGGATTAGTTCTGTTACGTTGTTTGCTTCCTGACTGTCGGCTTGCTCTTTCTGGTAGTAGGCCTCACGATACAAGAATGCTACAATATCAGCATCTTGCTCAATCGAGCCAGATTCTCGCAAATCTGCTAGCATTGGCCGTTTATCTTGTCTCTGTTCAACTGCACGACTTAATTGAGATAAAGCAATGACTGGTACTTTTAAATCTTTTGCAAGTATCTTCAATTCCCTAGAGATTTCAGAAACTATTTGCTGACGATTTTCTCCTTTTGAACCAGTAATTAACTGCAAATAGTCAATGATAATAACACCAAGCCCACCCATTTCTTGGGCAAGTTTTCGAGCTTTAGAACGAATTTCTGAAATACGAATACCTGCTGTATCATCTACGAAAATAGGAGCATCATAGAGATTGCTTTGAGCATGTACAAGCCTTCTCCATTCGTCCGTACTTAAATTCCCTGTTTTTAAATGATAAGCTGGAACCATTCCCTCTGATGCCACCATCCGTTCAATTAAGTCTTCTGCTCCCATTTCGAGTGAAAAAATAACAGTTGGTTTATTTTCTTTCACAGCTACATGCTTTGCTATATTCAACGCTAATGCAGTCTTACCCATAGCAGGCCTTGCAGCAAGAATGATAAGGTTATCCTCATGAAGACCCGTTGTAATCTTATCTAATCCTATGAAACCTGTAGAAATACCTGTCACAAATCCATCTGTCTGCGATCGAGTCTCAACTATTTGCATATGTGTGTCTATGATATCGGCCACATTACGAAATCCAGTACCTGCATTTTGATTACTGATATTGAGTAAGGATTTTTCAGTTTTAGCAATGATGTCACCAATCGATATGTCACCTTGGTAGGCACTAGATAATGAATCAGACAAGTCAGCGATGACTTTCCGAAGAGTTGCCTTCTCTTTTACTAATTTTGCGTAATGCTCCACATTTTTCGATGTTGGTGTTGAATTCACCAGCTCTACAACGTAGTTAATACCTCCGATGTTTGAAATATCCCCTTGACTAGTAAGAGCTGATACCATAGTGGTAGCATCTATTGGCTCACCTTTTTCAAGCAATGACAACATAGTTTTAAATACAATCTTGTTGGCAGGCTTGTAAAAATCGTCAGGAGTTAATTCGTCTGCAAGTGATATCATCGTTTCCGGTGAGATAAAGACAGCACCCAGAACCGACTGCTCTGCAACTAGATCATGAGGTAGTATTCTAAAATCTTCACTCATACACTCTTCCTCCAGTAGCTTTCTAAGTCAATATTCATGACAGCAGCAAGATTCTTCTGCTCGGTTAAGATTTGTCTACGGTAAGGAGCTAGACCAGCTTGTCGCTCTTCCTCACTTTGTGGTAAATAATACCCGTTTGGTTTCGTCTTCTTAGCTACAATAGGGTGTCTAAAATTAACTCGAAGACTTTCAATGACTTCTTCTAACTTACGTTTTGAGAGTCCAGTTTCTAAACGTATTTCACTTGCTTGAATCGGAAGGTCGAACGTAGCGCAATTAAGAATCATATTTAACACACGAATTTCCATTTCAGTCATATTGCGACTTACACTCATATTTTTCTCCCCTACTTTAATCCTATTGGTGGATCTATGTCGTATGTAAATTGCTTATCTGAATTTCTCAAATTCATACGAGCGATGTCGCTTGCGATTAATTGTCTGTTTTCCTTTTTGTACTCAGCATGTTCATCTAGCGTATTTACTAATACCCAGAGAATGATTAGTACGATTGTGATAAGATAAAGATATTCCATTATTTTGCATTTTCCTTTTCTTCATAGATTGCTACGATTTTTTCAAGATCTGAGATACGTTGATTTGCTTGCTGATATTTTTCTTGAAGGTCTATCAATTCCCTGTTCGTATCCAACGCAACCAATCGCCAGTCGGTGTTGACTTC